ACTGGGGCTTATCTGTGGCTTTCAAGCAGTCATCCGACGAATATACCCAATGCATCATCAAACTCCATCATGATTGTAATTCATGCCTACGGCCCGGCAGGGTTTGTCCTGCAAACTGTGCATACAAACAGCGGGAAAATGTATCAAAGGATGATGGGTTCGCAAAGCACTGGCTGGTTTGATTGGTATGAAGTTAGTGCCGGAAGCGGCGGTGGCGGAACAACAATTGAAAATACATATAACATCACCACTTCCCCAACCATCACAACCGATGCAAATGGGTGGTTGCAAAGCGTTGATACGAATACCAGTTCAGAAACCGGAAAAACGGACATGACTGGCCCAATTATGTCCATGTTGAGCAGTACAGGGTATTGCCACCTTGGGCCTGGCATTTTCTATGTGAGCGGTAATATTGATATGCCAGACGGTTCGGAACTATGCGGATGCGGCGACAAAACGATTATTCGTTTGCTACAATCCGTCCAAGACGGCTATTGCGTAAAAATCAAAAGCAATTGCCTGATTAAAGACGTGTGTTTTTCCGGTTCTTATTCCACTATTACACCCACCACGGAAGGGGCAAGGACGGCCATTCGCTTTTCCGCAAATTCAGATGGATCGACGGATGGGGCTACAGCATATGAATCAGACCATTGCAAAATAGACAACGTTTGGATTCGTAATTTTTCCGGCAGCGGTATTTTGTGCCACAACACAACGCAAAATTACGCAAAGGGCCTGTACGCATCCAATTTGTATGTCTTTAATTGCTATATCGGCATCAATATCGACTACCGTTCTGAGTTCAACAAATTTGTTAATACATGCATTGCATGGTGCAATTATGGCTGCGTCAACAATGGCGGGAATAATACGTTTTCTGCCTGCACATTCCATGCGCGGAGCATCGGGTTCAGAGTAGACGGGACGAAACCGAATTCAGCGCATGGGATAATCACCGGATGCACGTTTGCCCACGTTGGCAGTAACGCCGGGGTGGCGATCGAGATTGATTCTTCAACGAACGGATTTGTAATTGATGGTTGCCAAATCTGGTTCAATTCACTCAATTTCGTTTCGAGTTACGGCATTGTGGTAAGCAATTGCGAATTCGGGCGCGGTACAACAGGCGCGGGCGCTACCATCACCATCAACGGTGGCGGTACAGTATTGTTTAATGGGTGTATGTTTATAAACGACAGCACATATCCTCCCGAAATAACCATCACAAACAACAGCAAAGTAAAATTTAATGGGTGTTATGGCTCTCTATCTGGTAACGCGATCACCGCATAAATAATTTAAAGGTCGCTTTAATACACCAAGGAGGTGAACAATGTACACAGCATCATGGGTACAAGAAACAGCCCAGGCCATGAAAGACGGCAGTGTCCCAAAGGCCGACATTATCCGCACGACCGCCGAAATGCGTCTGGGCTGGCAGTACGTTTATGCCAGTCAGGGGCAGGACTGTACCCCAGAATGGCGCAGAAGCCGAATCCCGTACTGTCCATCCGAAAAATATGTCACGATGATCAACGATAATTGCCCTGTACTATCCGGGAAACAGCCCGCCTGTGACGGATGCGGCTATGTGGACACTGATGTGTTTGACTGCGCCGGGTTCGTGCTGAACGAAATGCAGTTGGCTGGCGTGCCGTTCTACGGTCAGGGCGCTACCACCCAATGGAACACAGACAGCAATTGGGCGGCGAAGGGCGAAATCAGCACTATGCCGAAGGGTCTTGTCTGCGCCATTTACAAGCACAAAGACGGCAAAATGTCCCATACTGGCCTGAGCATGGGCGATGGAGCGGGCGGCGTGATCCATTGCTCCACCACCGTCAAGCGCGGGAACGTGAACACAGACAGACCAGCATGGACGCATTGGGGCATCCCGCGCGGGCTGTACAGCATTGAAGAACTGAGAGCGGCAGGAATCGAAGTGCGGGAGGATGATAACATGCCAACGTTGCGCCGGGGGAATCAGGGCGAAGCGGTTGAAGAACTTCAAGCTCTTTTGAATGCCAAATTCGGGTTTTCCCTTGAAATTGATGGAAATTTCGGCAAAGCAACTGAAACCGCCGTCAAGGAGTTCCAGAAGAAAAACGGCTTGACCGCTGACGGTGTTGTCGGGAAGAAAACCTGGGCGGCGCTTGGTGTATCCCCTGAGATCGTCAACCCGCCCGCCGGCAACGGAAACAATGAAGCCCCGCCCGAAAACCCGCCCACCATCTGCATACCATACGCCGATTGGCTGGAAATCAAGGCGGCGATTTCCGCAGCATACCACATTGTAAAAAAACATGAGGGGGTGGAGTGAATGAACGAAGAACAGTATGCCGAGGTGGTGGCGAAGCTTGCATCCAACGAAACAGAACACAAAAGTTTTTGCCGCCGCCTTGATGAACATGATGCACTTCTGCGGGAACAAAATAAAATCGTGGTGGCAATTGAGAAGCAAAGCAACGCCATTGAAACCATGAATACCAGCATGGGCCGGGTGGAATCGAAGGTTGACAGCCTTTCCGGGCGCGTGGATGCAATGGAAAAGGAACCGGGCGAAAAGTGGAAGAAAGTCACCTGGGAAATCTTGAAATATGTGCTTCTGGCCGTCGTTGGCTTGGTTGTTGGCCTGATTGTAAAACAGTAAGGAGGAAGAAAGATGGATAGTTTCGTAACGTGGGAATCCCTGCTGACCTTCGGCGGCTGTGTGGCCGGAACGATCCTTGTCACCGAGTTTATCAAAAAGCTGTTTGGTGAAAAGGTTCCCGCGCAGCTTGTTTCTTTCCTGATTGCCGCTGTGATCCTGTTCGTCGGGCATCTGGCAACCGGGACTTTCATCTGGAAGGAAGCCTTGCTGTATCTGATCAACGCCGCAGCGGTGAGCCTGTCCGCCAATGGCGGCTTTGATGCAATCAAGAAGGCTTTCGGCGATGACGAAAAAGAACCGCCCGACATTGATTTATATTGAATAATCCCTGCCCCGCTTCGGCGGGGTTCTTTTTTTATTGTTTTTGCATACCGTTTTGCATACCACAAACGGCACAAAAAGCACGATACGGCACGATTGGCACAGCGGAAAAGGCAAGCAAAAAGCCCTGAACCCTTTACGGTTCAAGGCTTTTCTTGGTACGCCCGGTGCGATTCGAACGCATGGCCTTCAGAGTCGGAGTTTTCCGGCCTTATGTGCCGAAAGCGTTATTTTTCAACGGGTACAAGGTAGGGCGATGGATTTTGCATACCGTTTTGCATACCATTCAGCATGTTTTCCACCTGATTTATGCTATCACGGGTGCGCCTTTCCCCTACATGATCGTAAATCCTGAGAATCATTTTTTCATCGGCATGGCCCATCCAAATCATGGCCTGTTTCATGTCAACACCAGCGTCACGGAGGAAGCGGGCGCAGTAGGTATGGCGTAAATCGTGCGGCCTGATGCTGATTTCATGCCCGGCAGCGCGGGACAGGTGGAGCATATAACTATCCCAAGCGCGTCTGAAAGCGGTATCTGTCATTACTTCGCCCGCTTTCGTGGCTGCGGCGCGTTCTGGCGCGTTTTTTAAGAAGGGGTATAGAATGGATAGGATCGGGACAGAGCGCGTTCCTGCGGCTGTTTTGGGCCTTACAATCAAAGGGCGGTTTCCGCTGAACCGGACGGATTTATCAACATGGATTAACCCGGCGATTAAATCTATATCTTCCCGCGTCAGGGCCAGCACTTCACCACGGCGCAAGCCAGCGCACATCATTATCATGGCGGCTAATTGCATCCGGTGTGGCGTGGTTCTGATAAGGTGCATTTCTTCATCCGTCAAGGCGCGGTGGGTTCCTGCGGGGGCTTTGGGCGGCTGGGCATGTTTGGCCTTGAAGGGGTTCTTCCGGCATAAATCGTTTTCAATGGCGGTTTCAAAAAGCGCCACATAAAGCATTTTAGCCCGGTGGACGGTGGATGCTGAATAGCCCTGGAAATGGTGCCAGACGGCGGCGGCATCGTCCACGGTGACTTCGGACAGGCGCTTATCCCCCATGATCGGCAGCAGCGCTTCAAGCTGTTTGGCATAGTCATTATAGCACTTGTCAGAAACGCCCGCCTTATGCAAAGGGAGCCATTTCAAGATGTATTCGCCCAC